CGGGAATATACTTATCTGAGTTGATGTCAACAAGGATGATACCATTGGCTGGTTCGACGAAGGAATACCAGGAGGCCATTTTACGGTTGAACTGTTCATAACATTCGGGTGTTTTGTTACGAAGGAAGTCTTCATCCGTATTTCCATGGCAGAGGAGACCTTCAATCTTGATGGGGACTTGAAGTTTCACGGATTGTGTGGTACCGTGAGCAGTAACGACCTGGGACTCGACAAAATTGTCGAATATTCCATCACGAGAGATGAAAAGGGCCCAGACGTTGGACTTGGCCAGATAGACGGGAATGACACCTTCGGGAAGGATGCCAAGCGACTTTCGGTTGACGATGCAGATAGCATTTGAGTGTCCTTTAAGGACAATGTCGTCAACGATGTTGGATGCTAAAGTGTTGAACACTTTAGGGACGAGAAACCAAGTTTCACCGAGAGCGGCGAAATATCGTTGGTCGAGGGCCATACTACAGGGTTCGTTGAAGGCGGAGCTTTGTTCAAAGGATGAAACACATGCACGCAAATCTTGATAGATTTCGCGGATGCATGATTCTGATAGCTCAGAACGCCAGCCATAGTAGTAGAGGCGAGTGGAGGATAGTAACTTTTGATATGAGATAAATTCAAAAGTTCGATCGGGGAAATTGTTTTGGAGAGTCAGAGTATATAAACTTCGGAGGAATTCATAATACTCCTCTCCATGCCAAAATGCGAAGCGGAGGGCAGCTTCAACATTAACAATAGTGGCATAGACTGGATCGCCGCCATGGCGTATCCATTTCGGGATCTCTTCGATAAGATCCTTGTCCATGTGAGGCACCCATCGATCAGGGAAATCGGGGTTCTTGCCAGGACGTTGTTTAAGGATGCAAATGTCGGTGATCTTTTTGAGAGTACAAACTGAAAGTTTGTCTTCTGAGGTCATTGTTCGACCACAGGCATTGACATTTGCGATTTGGACTTGAGGCGAGAACCAAGATGAGACTTCATCGGAATAGGATCCAATAAAGTCATCACCATAGCGACGGAGGCAGAAGTGGTCAGTTATGAACTGAG